AAATACGCCTGTGCTTAACGTAAACGATTGAAGGTTTAATGTGCCATTATTAAGCGATGTTGTTCTATTTGATGCATTAAAAAAATTATCTGCCAGTACAAATGTTGTTCCAACACCGCTAAAAGTAGGAAAAAAACTTATAGTTGTATTTCCGTTTGAAGTTATGGTTTGTGTAACACCTGTTCCGCCAAATGTTAGCGTATCTACCCTAGCTGATATAATCATGCCAGCGGTAAGCGTTAAATTACCGTAGATTGTTGTTGATGATGGCCCCGCCCAAGTTCCCGCATATCCTGTAAAGTTTACATTTCTTGCTGTATATGTATTTTGATTTAAAAATCCTAAAGCATAAGTACCACCAGTAAAGTTATAACTGATAGAGTTTGCTTCTGATAATGTACCATTACTCACAGTAATAGCAGTAGAACCAACAGAGGTGACGTTAACTACCTGAGTTCCTGTTGTGGTCAAGGTTGAGGCTGATCCCGTATCCCACACAGTACCTACACCAGTACAAGAAATATTGCCCGTACCAAAAGCAATTGCTCTAGTGTTAAAGTTGTTTGAACTAAATAAACCTGTAGTTAATGTAAAGTTATTTAAGTTTAACGTGCCTCGAGTTAACCTTGTTGTAACTGTTGCCGCTACTGTAAAAGCATCTTGTAATTGAACAGTTCCACTTGGACTATCAATCGTTATAGGTCTAACAAATGATATTCCAGCACTTGTTATTTGTTGTGTAATGCGCCCTGCAAAAGTCATTATTCCAGTGCCAGTATTTGTAATGCCTGTGCCAGTTATCCAATTACCATAAATAATTGGTGAACCTGTTGTTGTTGCTAACGTCATGGTGTTTGACGTTCTCAAAGACATGTCAACTGTGCCAATGTTGTAACCTTGAACAGTTGTCGTAGAACCAGAAGCAGGATATGTAGCCGCAGGAAATACCGCTGTATCTTGCGCTAATGGAAACTGCGTTGCGTCTAATGCGCCACCTGATGTGGCAGACCAAGACCCTGAACCGCTTGTACCCCAACTATTTGAACCAGTCTGCCGATAGTAAACAGTCTTAGCCGCAGGGAAAGTAATGTTGGTATTGCCCTTGCAGTCACCTAGTCGAGTTCCTGACAACGTACCATGCGCTCCTGCTATTGTGATGTCTCTAAAATCAACATCAGACATTGCGGCAATAGATGCGCAAGTTAATGTACGTGCAGTGCCCAAAGTGTTAGAGGCAAACACTGTGCGATAAGGTGCGCCAGTAGACGCAGTAACCGTTAATGTTCCGTTGATTGTTTGATTGGAGTCAAAAGTAAACGTACTTACAGAAGAAAGGCTAGTCTTACTTGCTACAGTAAAATTATTAAATGTGAATGGGCCTGAAATTGGTGCGCCTGAATTAGCAAGAGGCCACGCCACGTTGTAAAAAGTTACCCCCGTTAAAGCGCCGTCAGATATTCCAGTGCTTGTGCCATTAAAATTTATTGTTGATGTCCCAGCGTTAAATGCATAGTTTGTAGCAGTAATTTGCATCCCGGGCGTAAAACTACCTGTATTACAAGTAGAAGCATTTAAATTTAACGTTCTTACGTTTAAGTTACTTGACGACAATTGACCCCAAGTAAAAGCGTAATTTCCTACTGATGATGTATCAATAGTTCCGTTTGTATGGGTAACGAAATTGCTACAGTTGAAAGCACTTCCAAACGTCCATACTCCGCCAACACCGTTAAAAGTAACTGCGCTGTTAAAAGTTTTGCCGTTGGCTGTTATAGTTTTGCCAGCCGTCGTAGCGTTAAATGTGGTTGTGCCACTGTATGAAATGGTTAAGTTTGTGGTTGGAAATAAAAGACTGCCAGATATTGTCAATCCAATGCTTGAACCCGCAAGGGTCATAGCCCCGTCAAGACCAGAAATAGTCAAGTCATTGCAGACCCTTGGCGAATTTGCCATAGTGACCGTAAATGGATTAACTCCTGTGTTTGAATTTGCATCAAAAAATACATTGTCTGCCGCAGTAGGAACAGACGCACCACTAGCCCCACCTGACGATGCCGCCCAATTGGTTGTGGTTAAGTCCCAATTTCCTGTGCCACCTACCCAGTAACGATCTGCCATACCTTACTCCGCAATCACAGGGTTGCCATTAGCATCTACCACCATATTTCCATCAGCATCTAAAACATAGTTTGGTGGGGGCGCAGTGATTAGTGCAACCCAATTGTCAAACCTCTCCTGTTGCAGGGCATTGATCTCGTCTTGGGTTAGCCCGTGGTCATCTTCCAAATGCAAAGCATCTGAGAATGCGCCATATTCTGAATGAAAAGAAAAATCAATTTTGATCATTGTGCTGTCCTTATGCTTGAGTTGTAACTGCGATCACATCCCAACGTGTGTTGGCGGCGTTGTATATGCAACCTACATACGTTGTTTTGCTTAGCACGGTTGTGGTGGGTAAGGTTACCCCAATTACGGTGTAAGTTGCGTTCCAAGTCAATGTACGGGCTGTACCGTTATCTAATAACCTAATAATTAACTTGTCACCATCAACAGGAGTTCCTGTGGGGGCGTTAATGGTCAAGCCAGCCGCCAACGCTGTAAAAGCGTAAATGTCACCAGAAGACACATCAGGCGTTAAAGTCGCCGCAGAAGCGGCTGAAACAACCCTTGGATCAATACGCTTGTTCGTTAATGTCTCAGTACCTGAATAAGTGGCAATAGTTGCAAGAGCTAATGATGTCGCACCAGTTCCACCGTTACCAACAGCCAAGGTTCCTGATATATGGGTAGTTAAACCAATTTTTCCGTAAGATGGAGCGGCTCCAACACCACCAGTGATTAGAGCGTTGCCTGTTGCAATATCTGCTAACTTGCTCAATGCAGTTGTTGTAGAGGCGTAAAGCAAATCACCAACAGCATAAGATGATTGACCTGTACCGCCTGAAGTTGCAACTAATGTTGCAGACAACGAGCCAGCACTGCCAGTGGTGTTTTGATCCAATGTGGGAACGTCTGAAGCAACAATTGCCCTAAATACTGGAACACCAGCACTTGCATTAGGTGCGGCTAAAAAGAACTTAGCAGTCTTAGACGCATAAGGATTTAACGTGTCGCCATAACCAGCGGATAAGGATATATCAGGAGTAGCGCCTCCGCTTGATGCGACTGGAGAGGTTGCTGTAACCGAAGTAACAATTCCTGTTCCGTTTGATGCGGCAGTGATTAGACCTTTACCATTTACGGTAATAGTTGCATATGTAAATGAGCCAACATTGGAGTTTACAGTGGCAAGCGTTCCAGCCCCAGTTACGTCTGCCGAGCCATCAAAACTTGCACTGGTATAAGCCAAATCACCTGTTATGGATATTGTTCTTGCTGTTGTAAGCGTTGCCGCACTACCAGTTGTGCTTTGGTTAAGCGTAGGAACATCTGCAACTTGAATGGTATTCATGACCACGTTAGTGCCATTACCACGCAAATATGAACCACTTGTAACTGCGCCAGCAAAAGCGTTCATCGCTAACTGCGCTGTAGTCGTACCTGTACCACCTGAAGCAATAGCCAAAGTAGAAGATAAGCTACCAGCAGAGCCTGTTGTATTTTGGTTCAATGTGGGAATATCAGCGGCAACAACAGCCCTGAATGTTGGCAGACCAGCAGAACCATTTGGTGCGGCTAAAACAAAGTTTGCAGTTTTGGAAGCATAAGGATTTTGAGTATCACCGTAACTTGCCGCCAAGCTAATTGCTGGGGTTGTGCCGCCACTAGAGTCTACTGGCGCTGTTCCTGTGACAGAAGTAACTGTGCCAGAACCCTTGTTGTTAAAGGTTGTCCAATCAGCGGCACTCAAAGCACCTCGATTAAGCGCCGAGGCCGTAGGTACGTTTAAAGTAATTACAGGGGTTGTCGTGCTAGTAGCCACAGTAGAACTTAGATCAGTTCCTGTTGTACCTAAAGTTAAGGCAGAGACAGAAGTTACGGTTCCTACTGTTGGTGTCGCCCAAGTGGGGGCTGAGTTTCCGCTTGACGTTAATACTTGTCCAGATGTTCCATAGTTTGACGCACCGTTAAAAGCCACAGCGCCTGTAGACGTGATACGAACACGCTCAGTCACCACGCTTGCACCATCAGCAGTGGTGCTAAAGACGAGGCGACCCGGCATATCGCCTACGCCGGGCGTTCCATCTACAAAAGCGGCAATAGTTGCTAAAGAGACGAAAGCTGTTCCGTCATCGCCAAAAAATTGCAGTTGACCAGCAGAATCACCAGATGAAACAATTCCATAAGTTCCAACTGTGCCGCTTCTCGATTTGCCAAATTGCATGTCAAAACCAGTTGCACTTGCATCCCACCGAGAAAACGCATTTGTTGCTGGTGCAGTTGTTATTCCGCCTTGCGATAGTTGCGGTGTGCCAGAAATAGTTAATGCAAGCGCAGTTGTTGATCCAATAACTGTTGCTCCAGTCGCATCAATTACAAACGGTGTTGCATCAGGGTTAGTCGAATCTTCAACCAAAAAAGCATTGCCTGTACCAAGTTGAGTGATACGCAAGGCGGCGTTGGTGTTGTCAGTGGTTTCAACAATTGTGGCTTTGCTGAAAGTTGCAATACCCGTAGAGCTTGCTATGGAGATACTGGCTGTTGAGTCAAGCGCCTTGATGTTAGTTACTTCAAGGTTGGTGGCATCTACCAAAGGAGCAAAAATAGACGTACCGAAATAACCAGTACGTGGACGAGTAGCTCCTGATGCGCCAATGTCGTAAGTGTTGTCTGTAAATATTAGGTTGCTGGCAACCGTTCCATTTACTGTTACCGTGTCAGCAGAAGCATCGCCAAGCGTTGCATTTCCCGTAACGTTAAGAGCAGAGAACGCCACTGACGTGTTTTGCAGTGCAACTTGAAACCACGACATGGCTGTTGTGCCAAGCGTATCAGTGGACTTAAATGTAGTCGCCCATTGTTGACCACCATTTGTTGACCCAGAGCGAATGGAAATTATTCGACCAGCTATCTCAGTGGAACTATTACTGTCGATTGCACGAGTCCATGCACCTACTGCGGCGATATACACGCCATTGTTTTGACTTAATGTTTGATTCTTGACCAAAACACGCTGACTTGCAGTCACTGTCACACCATCAATGGTCAGCAGTCCTGATAGGGCGGCTAAGTTAGCTGTAGTAGCAACCGTTGCCGCAGATACAGCAACAGAACTTCCTGAAGCCAACACCTCAACAACGCCTGTGCTGTCCTTGTAGTACAAAATGCCATCGGCGGTATTTAATGCCAACTCGCCATTTGTTAAATCAACAGCTAACGGCGTGTTGCCCGAAACGGTACTGTAGTAAAGCTGAATGGGTGTGTAACCTGACTGTGCCATGTTCTATCCTTAAATTTATGGGGTATAGACCTTGCCACCATACGCTGGTGACTGGTCTTCAACGCCGTCCAATGCCAAGTCTGGTCTTGGGAATCTGATGGTGATTTTCTCTGTTTTTCGGGCAGGAAGTCGATAGGGATCAAATTCATCTGCGCAGTTTTGCCCACAGACAAGGAGCCCGGGGAAGTTGGGGTCATTCCGTGACTCCGCATGTGGGCGCTTCATCTTGCACCTATCACACACAAAGATCGCTATGTCTGACATCCCCGTGGTGTCAAGGAACTTTGGCATGATGTCACCTCGTGTAAACGCTGATATTCGGGGCGTAGTAGATCGGGGACTTGTCCCGCTCTTCCTGTTCGGCAAGGTTGAAGGCTTTTTCGCCTTGAGCTTCCAAGTAGAGGATGCGTTGCATATCGACCCCGGGGAGTTCCAGAGCCATCTGGTGCGCCAACATTGCTTGGATAGCGTACTGCCACCGCTGAGGTATCTCAAGCTCATTTGTCAGCGCCCCCACGTCCATGATCTGGCGTGAGTACCACACAGTCATCTGCACAAACGGGTCTGAGGGGACAGGCCACAAGTAGATCGTTGCCTGCGGTATGGTGCGGTCAAACCAATACTGAAATGGCTGGTTTGCCGTGAAATTCTTGTTCGGAAGGTTGGTGTAGTCATCCCTGTTCAGACGAGCCATGGTGATTTCCGTGGCGTTGTTGCCAAAATACAGTTCTCTAACCACCAAAGTGTTGCCACCAGTCTCCCGCATGCGGTAATACTGGGTGTTTGCACCTGTCTCAATGTCGTACCACTGCCATTCGCCATCCACCCATGCGGTGACTCCAGCGGCATACAGCGTTGTCCATGTGGTTCCATCAGTGGACACCTCGAACACCACGTTAAACGAGCCTGTGACCCCTGCCATGACCCCAATCGAGCCTACATAGACCGTGTTGCCAGTGCCGTAATTGATCCCAATATTGCCGTTTGGCGAGGTTTGGGTGCATTTGGTGTCAATGTCATCGTCAAAAGCGTTTGCGGCGACCCCAGAAGAGGCTGTGTAGCCTCCAGTTGCGTCAGGTGTAGGGCGGCTCATGCGGCGATACAGCGCCTGCAATACGTCGTTTCCGCCTATTGGAAGGTCATATACCGCCTTGTCAGGCTGGATACCGTAAACCTTCTTGCTGATGCACCAGTATTGAATCCCCATGTTGATGAGGTTTGACAAAAGGTAATACAGCGACTCTCGTGCAGAGATTTGTTGCTCAGAAGTCAGTTCCTCAGCGAGCTTTCCAGCCCGACGAGCGCCATGGTCAATGTACGTTTGGACATTGATGACTGTTGTGCCGACTGTTCCTGAGTACGCCATTGTGTTTCCTTATCAGCATTTCCATCGAGCTAGAGATGCCTTTGCTCTTGGCGCATCTCCCTTGGCGTGATCAACCACACCCTGCATTCTTGCGCAGAAAGAGTCCTTGCGACTACCTCCTTGTGGCTGTGGAGCCTTCAGGTTTGACCCTGTCTCTCGGTTGTACTTTTCTCGACCCTTCTCGGTCAAGCCAGCACCACGAGAGGTAGATAGCTTTTCACCACGCCCAACTGCGAGGCTAGGGCCGCCTACTTTTTTTTTTACTGTTTTGGCTGACTCTCTGAAGGCTTGAGCCGTTGGCGCACCTTTGCTACCAACTCGACGCATTTTTTCACCAGAGCCTTCAGCGATTCGGTCACGTTTTGCATTAATATTTTCATACAATCCGCCTCCTTTAAATTTATTTGCCTGATCATCTTCGGCAGGGTTGTGTGCAACTGCCTGCATCAAGCTGTGCTGAGAAGATGATTTGATTGTCATTACGCATACCCCTTGACCATTTCCAAGATGCACCAATAGGTGTCACCCGAAGATGCGTCAGCCGTGCTAAATACAATGTCACCAGTAACACCAGCACCGCCGTCGTTGGTAATACCGCCAAAGGCGCTCATGTCAAGCGTCTGCGTCGCACCGGGCGAGGAGAGGAAGAATGGAACATTCGTCGTGGCATCCCAAAACATTTTGACTTCCATGCCATGATTGGCAATGTAAATTTTGGTAACTGTTACTGCCGTGCAAGCAAGTCCTGATGCGCTTGGCGCAAGTGCAGAAACATCTACCTTCAAAACCGCAGACTCACCAGTGCCATCACTGATGTTTGTAAATTTCATAATTGCAAGACGTTCACCATCAATCAACGTCTGGCTTGTTACTGCATCAGCCATAATTTTTCCTTAAAAAAGTGGGAGCCGAAGCCCCCACCTTGGTTTAGCAGACTGCGCCGCCACGATTTTTCTTAGCAGGAGAGATAGTCACAGACTTTTCAGTCTTGGTGATTGCCTTTGGCTCTTTATCAGAGACCGCTCCCATACCAATCATGCGCTTTGCACCCTGAAGCATGCGTTTGGGTGCGCCAAGAATCATTTCCCGCATTGCTTCGTTGTCAGCACGTTCTGCATTCTTTTCAGCTTGCATACGAGCATTTTCACGATCAATGATTGGGTCATAGTCACTCTCAGAGCCACCGCCAGCCATCTTCTTGATACCGCCGCCTTTTTTGAATGATCCAGAAACTTTGTTGGTGCTCACAGGTTTAGATGGGGGTTTATTCCCTTGTGGCATCTTCTGAGGGCGACCGTCATCTTGGACTAATCCACCCTCAGCAAACTTTTTTGGAGCACCGCCCTTCTTGTAGCCGCCCATCATGCGATTGCGCATCATGCCGTCATCCATCATGGGGTTACCCATCATGTTGCCGCCAACCATGCCGCCATCCATCATGGCTTTGCCACCCTTCTTGTAGCCACCAGCACCAGAAGTCACGCCACCAGTTGCATAGTTGGTCTTGCCATTACTCTTGGCAGTAACCATCTTTGTATCGCCGCTTGTTGACTTGATAATGCCGCCTGAAGCGTAACCACCCGCACCAGAACTCACGCCGCCAGTAGCCATCTTGCCGCCCTTTTTCAAGGACAACTTAGTGCCTTTACCGCCTTTGTGCTCTTGAGCATCGTGTTGCTTGAAAGCTTTCTTGACCATGGCTTTGTCTTGCGCCATGTCGCCACCTTCTTTCATGACGGGTATGGCTGACATAACTTTGGCAGAAGCCTTGGGAGCCATTGCCTTTTTGCGTTTTGCCATTGATGGCTTTTTAGGAGCCATAGCCATATCCATACCGCCACGAGGAGCGCCTAAAGAACCACGCATAGAGGAGAAGTCAGGCATTGCGTCGCCCATCATGTCTCCGCCCATGGCTTTCTTAACAGAGCCGCCTTTTTTGAGCTTCAGTTCAACTGAAGGCTCAGTGGTCATCATTTTTACCATTGGTTTGAATTGACCCATGATGTGTCTCCTCAAACTTTCTGAGCGTACACAACGGTCAGGCGAATAACGCCTTGGGTTGTGACAATCGTGCCGTTGGGATCAAGCGTAACAACAACAGAGGTATTAGTACCAATGTCGCTCATTGCTGTCAATTGTGCGGCTGTGAAGGTTAGAGCAATACGACCACCAGCGAACACATCAGTCGAAGACACATACTCTGTGCCTGCGGCGGCTGTGCCAATGGTCATAGGGATTGTCGTAGCGGTTCCGCCACCCACCGCTTCGTTCACAGTCATGTCAGCAAAAAAACTGATGATTTGTGAATAAGCAGGGAGAGTTATGGTTGCGCTAGTAGCAGTACCTGCGGCGGCGGTGGTAACAGTGGTGGTCTGACTAACAACGACGAATCCGCCGTTTGTTGCATCAGTCAACGTGTCAGCACCTGTGCGCAGGGTGGAACCAATGTAGGTTTGAGCCATTGTTTTTTCTCCTGTAGTGAATGAGGGCAGAAGCCCCCATTCGAGTGGTGATTAAACGCCGGGTGTACCGTACATGGCACGAGGATCAGTGAAGCCCACGTCGTAACGCTCTGTCGCTTTGTAGCGCATAGAGTCAGTCTCGAAGTCGCCTTCCATGGTCTTCTCCAGCTTACGACGCATCATGAGCTTCATACCTTCAGGAGCGTCTGTCTGCACCCACCATGCGGTAGGAGAAGTCAAACGGCTGATGATTGCCGCACCTTCAGCAAGCAAACCAATCGACTTGATTGGGTTGATGTCGTTGTTGGCGTTGCCAGCACGGAGAACGGACTTCAGCAAAACTTCTGCCTGCATCTCGTTGCCGGGGGCGACCACCAATTGCTTTGGAACCAAACGGATTTTCTTGCCGTTGTTGTCCACTGCTTGGCGAACTTGAATCAACATCTGTTCGAGAGATGTTTGTGACAAGTTTGCGGCTGTGGTCAACAAGTTGCTGAAAGTACCGCTCACGATGGGGTGAGAGGCGGAGTTCAATTGAACGCCATCACCGCCGGGGTACGAACTGTTGAAAGCACGATTCAACACGTTAGCTGACAAAGTTTCTTTGGTTTCAATCAAAGACTGTGCCAAGTGACGTGCATAAACCTGACCGATACGGATGTGGTCGCCGTCTTCCACCAACACTTTGGTCAATGCGAAGGCGAGGCCATACACGTTGTACACATAGCGTTTCAGGAATAAGACACCACCCTGTTGGTACGTCACAGGGGAGCCGTCAGGCAACTGTGGAGCCGCACCAAATCCATAAAGGACTGGTTCTTCGTGGTAGTTACGGGGGATGCCTGTTTCCTCACGGAAAACACGAGACCATTCGTCTTGGCGAAGGTCATAGACACCATCAAAACATTCATTAAGAATGGGTTCGACAATACTTCTAAAGTCGGTACTGCGCATTGGAGCGGCCATGATTTACTCCTTAGATGGCGTTAATGTTTGCAACAGTCTGATGCTCAGATACCGTCACACGCACAATTACATAAGAATCTCCCCAAGCATTGTCAGGGTACGGAGCAATGTCTACGACACGCAACTGAGCCACACCAGATGTGGTTCCAGTTGACACGCCAAGAGATGCTGAAGACAAGCCTGTGGTGCTTGAACCAGACGACGCACCGCTAAAGTCAAACTGTGAGTTCAAAGCAGTTTGAGCAATAGTTGCATCGGATTGGATTTCATAAACGATGTTTGCATCGTTGTAGAAATAAGCGACAACGGAACCTGTAGTGAAAGATTCGCTGGCAGGCCAGTAGTTAGAGACACGACGACGACCAGTGCCGTCAGTCCACTCAACACCAGCAAAAGCTCCGACAAATGCGTCACCTGCGGCGGCTACAACGATGTAACCAGCGGGATCGTATTTAACGGGTTGACCTTTGAGGATGGTGGTGGCATAGCCAGCACTAATGTTGCCGCTCGTAGAGACAGCTTGAATACCATTGGCAAGCGCCTGAGCACGATCCAAACCAGAAGGATGGAATGCGGGACGCAAGCCGAATGGAGCGTTTGTTGAAGACATAGTCTTACTCCTATTTCGGTGTCCTTAGCCTTGGAAGATTGGCATAGGGACAGATTGGTCAAATTTGCCAAATCCTTCGCCTTCAACTTGACCTAATGACCGACCAGAGCTATCACGGTTGCCCTGAAGTTGTTCCACTTGGACTCGGACTTTATCCGCCTCATCCATTGGAGCTTCATGGTGCATGTGCGTCATGATGTCTTGGTAAACCTCCATCGGAAGTTTGCACAAAATCATCTCGTTGCATGCGATAAATCCAGTGTACTCACCTGCTTTTACACGGTAGTTTTCGTAGCCGGGGTGTTCATCCGTTTTCACAGGAACATACCCTTGCCGAAACCGTTTTTCAATGGTGTCGTAGGTATTAGTAGTTGATAACCAGCAAAGATGCCACCCGGGGACTTCGGGGGCTTTTGGCAGTGCGCTTTGGTTCCATTCATCGGTAAACATCTTGCGACGCTCGTTAGACGAAATGAATTTTTCCTGCGGCGGTTCACGGCTTACATCCTGTGAAGAACGAGCTTCTCTACCACCAGCAGAAAGAGATTTTTTGAGACGTGATTCCATGGCTTAACCTTTCGAGTATTGTTGACGGGCTTCTAATGCATAACGTTTGATCATCTTGTTGCGTTTTTCTGAGTCATCCCAGAAACCCGCCTCCTTCATCGCTGACACTTGTTCTTTTGTCAGAGTGAAAGTATTGCGGTTTGAACCGCCTGATGAGAACTCACGTCCAGAGTCGCCCACAATGTTCCTTCTCGGTTTACCAGAGTTATCACTTCTCTCTGTGTCTTGATTGTAACGATGCGGCATGTAATTACGCAAGCGTTTATCAAGTTCTTTGAAGTAACCCGCATCAGCAGGGTCAAATCCTTCATTTGTTAAAGCTTCATCCAGCTTCTTGGCAATCTGGCTGTCAACGTCGCTCAAGTCGGCATTGAACCAAGAATTGCGCTCCATCCAAGTGCTTACGTTTCTGGAAACTCGTGGGTCAGGAGCAATGCTTCCCTCGATCTGAGGGCGCACAGCATTCTTCTTGTAGCCCTGCAATTGTTCAATCTTGCGTCGGCTCTCGTACCACATATCCTGTGC